AGAGTGCCTACCATGTCGCCACGCCCCATTTCTCAAGATGACGCGTAAAGTCCTCGGACGGGTGGCCTATGATGCGATTACCGACCACCTGCACCTCGGCAACCTCGGCCCCCGCCGCCTCAAGCGCCTTCCATTCCATCGCAAAGGCTTCTAGCTTGTCCTCTGACCATTCCCGCGCCATGCGGTCAAGGATCGCCATGACGGGGCCTGTGCGACATTCCAACCTGATATTCATCATAGCCATCACGTCGCCTGCCCGCCTGCGAGGCGCATATCCAGCCACTTGTTACGGCGCTCGACGTTATCCACCCATGTGATCCGATATGGCTCTCCATCGACCAGCACACGATCCGCTGCCGTCAGGTCCGCAAAATAGCGACACGTCAGGCGATCCGTTGTCTGCGCGTCCACACGCTGCGCCAGCATCCGCTCAGATCCGCCCAAGCCCCGCACATGCGCGCGCGTGGGGGCGCCTGAGATAGCCGCCCACGTCTCATGCCACCCGCCTGCACCGTCCGTGACAAGGCTCTTGCGCTGAAATTCAACGGTCGTGCGGAGCATCCCGGCAGTGATATCGCAGCACTTCATATCCGCGCCACCTTATAGCGCGAGGCCATTGCCGCAGCGCCAGAAGAAGAAAAGGCATCCCCCGGCGTGCAGCCATCCCCACGATGCTCATGAAGGTATGCCGCCATTTGCAGCACCGCGCGCTTGATGGGCGCGGGCACGTCCGTTGCGGCGTCCCCATATCCCGCCGAATACTCGATCTGAACCGCGTTTGTTTTGCGCAGGGCCACGGGCCACGTCTTGCCGCTCTTGAGCGCCATCCGACCCGGCTTCTGGTAGGTGTCAACGTCAAAGAAATCCGCAATTGTCACCGCCGTTCCGGTGCCGCCCTCGTCATATACCGTCACGGTATCAATGGTCTGCAATGGATAAGCGGGCAGGGCCACGATAGCAGGTATCCCGCGAAGCTCGCTGATCGCCATTTGCCTCTGACCATCCCACCACGGCTCGCCATCGGACGGCCAGCTATCCAGAGACAAGCGCCAGCCTTGCGTGATCATCGCAAGGCCGGTGACCTCCTCGATTTCCTCGCGAGCGACCTGGATAAGCGTTTCCGCGTCTGCATCCGGCAGGCCCGTTGACGTTTCCACCAAGAGTGCGCGCAACTCCGCTGCCGTGGCAGGCTCGATATTCGGTGCCGTCTCGCGCACCGATCCACGCTGGGGATAATAGAGGCGGGCGGGGCGCAGGCTCATTTCGCACCTTTACGGGGGCGACCGCGCTTGCGCTCGACCGGCGCGGCTGGCTTGGTTTCCATATCAGGAAACATGCGGCTTGCGGCCCTGTCTGCCAGCGCCCACTCGGCAATCTTGCCATCGACGGTCTCGCCAAACGGGATCGTGACGATGGTGTGCCCATCAGGGGCGCAGCGATAGCCCTCGCGCAGTGTGATTTTGGCCTTGGTCATGTCGCCTCCTGGTCTTGAGAAAGGGGCCAGTCGCCCGGCCCCTCAGAAAGATCAGGTGCGGGCCACTGCCGCGCCGATAAACGTGGTCGGCGCAGTGTGCGGCTTGCCGAGAATGGCATAAACCGAAATGTCAGCATTTGATCCAGTCGTGCCCGTCACGGTGATACCGGCGTAGCGCTCACCGCCCAAATAACCAAACTTCCCGGCGATAGCATCGTCGGCGGTGTCTGATGTGACAGCAATGGTGTTCGCCTCGTTGACCGTGTCAGCCGCCGCGACGGTAGAAGCAGATGCCGCCGCCGTGTCCGCGCTTTCCTGAAGCGTGATCGTATACCCGGACGCCGTGCCAGCATCGGTAATGGTGTTGTTGACGACGACAATCGTGCAGCCGTCATATCCTTTAATGTCCACATACGACGAAGTCGCGGCAGTAGTGCCCGAGACAAGGACGTTTCCGAGGTGGACCATTTGAGTGTTAGAGACCAAATCGCGCATTGTTTTACCCCTTCGCGCTAAGTGCGGGCAGGTTCACCCGCGAGTGTGAGCGGGGCCACTATCAGCCCCGCCCGTCAGTATCAGGCCGAGAACTCGACCAGCTTGATTGCCTCGCCGTTGATCATGTCGCCGCCGGTCCGCTTGGTAGCATAGAACATGATTTTTGGCTTGCTCGTATACGGGTCGCGCAGCATCCGGATGCCAACCCGATCCACGATCTGGTAGGCTTGGCGCATGTCACCCACCGCGATGGACAGGCTACCCGTGGCCGGGTCGGGCATGTCCTCGAAAGAGGCAGTCGGGAAACCGAGGATCGTCGCGGGCTGGCCAGCCTGGATACCGGGCTGCCAGACATACGCGCCGTCGGCGTCTTTCAGCTTGCGCGCGAGCGCCGCCGTGGTGCGATTCATAAACCACGTCGCATTGCTGCGATAGGGGGCCTTGAGAGAATAGAGCGCATCAATCAGCACGTCCCCGCCATTCGGAGCCGCCGCGAAAGCACCATTCACGCCGGTTTTCTTGCGCTCAACGCTGTTGGTCAGGTCCGTGCCGTCCGCGTAGTCCAGGAAGCCGCGAGGCTTGCCGACACCATTGCCCGACACGAATGCGGCATTCTCGGCGCGGGCGAACTTGTCCGCGATCTTGCCGTTGAGCCACGATTCCAGATCGACAATCGCATCGTCAAGAATGGTCTGCGAAGCCTCGGGCATGGCATACATCTCGTGCACGGGAATGCGCCACTTACCGGTCGCCGGAGTGCTCGTGGTCGGGCGCGCCTCCAACTCGGACACCCAGCCAAAGCCAACTTCATCGTTGTCATAGTAGCCCTCATGAGCATCGGTGCCGATCACCTGAGTTTGCGCATAGGCGCGCATGGGCGAGGTCTCGAAAACCTTCGACACAACACGGCCAGACAGGTCGGGATACACATAGTAGCCCCCGGCGCTGTCCTGCCCCGCCGAAAGCGTCTTGCGCTCCGCGTCGGTCAGCATGTCCTTTTCAAAATTGGCACGCATGAAGCGCTCGAAAGCCGCCTTGTATTCGGCCATCTGGTCAGCCTTCCACTCGCCAAGATCGCGCTTGGTTTCAAGCTTGGCTTCCTGCGCCCACTTCGCGGCCTTGACGTCGAGGTCAACCTCGTTGCCGTTGGCGTCGGTCACAACACGCTGCGAGCGCTTGACGGCGAGCACGGCCTCGTCTGCAACTTCTTGCAGCTTGGCGATTTCCTCGTCCATCTTGGCCAGCTTAGCCTCGGTCTCGGGAAGCGCCTTACCGAATTTCTTGATCTCGGCTTCGTGCTCTTCGAGGGCCTGCTTTTGAGCGTCCCAAGTCTTGTTGATACCCTCAATGGACTTGGCGACCTCCTTCAGGTCGATTTCTTTCTCTCCAGACATTGGGTTTTCTCCTGTAGCTGCCTGATTTGCTTTGCGAGGGACGAAAGCCCCTCATCATGCGCATCAACCTGCCCAGCATCCCGCTGTCCGGTGATTGCCTTGAAGCCGTGCAGCGTCAGTGCTGCGGCCTCCTTGCGGCTGTAGCCTGCTTCCCGCAGGAACGCCTCAAATTCTCTCTCAGTGCGGATCGACTTCACGTCCGTGACCGTCGCCGCCGTATTCATCGGGAATGTGACGAGGCTAATCTCCCACAGATCAACCTCCACCAGCTTGCGCACGCGCCCGCCGTCTTCCTCAGTTGCCTCGACAGTGCGAAAACCGATGCTCATACTGTCGATCGCGTCGGCTCGCAGAAGGGCCATCGCCTCGCGCCCAAGATTGACATCGCTCAGGACGCGACCGCGCACGAAAAGCCCACGATCATCCTCCTTGATCTCATCCCATACGCCGATGACCTTCGAGGGATCGTGCTGCCAGAGCATCCGCACCTTGCGGCCCGACGCCAGCGACCTGGCAAAAGCGCCACGCTGCACAATGTCCATGCCATGATCTACATTGCCGAAAACGCTTGCGTAGCCGGAGAACGTCCCATCCTCGCCCGGCTCTTGCTTAAGCTCAAATGCCGCGCACTTGTGCTGTATGACCTTGCCCGCGTCTTTGTGCTGCATCATGCGCCCCGAGATAGTTTGACGGGACTATAGCACGGGTCTGCAAAGTTGCAAAGGGGGTGCTTGCTAAGTTGCAAAGTCGGTGGACAAAGAAAAACGGCACCCCGAAGGATGCCGCAATTATCATTATTGGTTGCCGTCACCGATCCATGCTGTGCCTGAGCAATTTGGCATCTACACGACCGCCAATAAAAGCGTCCCGCAGGAAATCAGGGTCCATTCCAGCCATCGTGACGACTCGTCGGTAATCCCTGCCGCCTCTTTTTATCCAGGAAATAGCCTCTTGTTTTTCTCGTGACGAGATGCCGCCGTGACTTTCCGCCGTCGCGTCCGCGAAAGCTCTATACACTACAGCCTGCCAAAGCCGTTTCTCTTGTGATATATCGTTCATAACGCCCTCCTTAGCGCATCTCCATATTGCACGCGGGCAGGCTGTGGAGTGCAGCCGTTCGGGGATCATCCTAGCCCGCGCGTATTAGCTTATAACGAAAATACTGTTCTGCTGTAAAGTGTAAGCTCAACCTACTCCGCCAAGATGAGCACACCCACCACGGTCACGGCCAAGGCAATCCCCGCGATCCAGAGCCTGCCCCATTCCTTCTTGGCGACGCGATCCTTGAAACCCGATGCCGTGCCCTCGATACCCCAAACCACCAGCACAAGTAGCACTAT